GGTAAAATCCTAGCGGCGTTTTCCTACAGAAATCAAATAAATGAAGTCCGAAGCGAGCTTTACAAGAAGATGAGCCGCTTTGACCACAAGACAACTGTAAGAGATACTGTAGAGTATCACAAGCTACAGGAAATGAAGACTCAGATTAAGGAGTTTATTGCTGAGAACAGAGATACCATATTTGAATGTAACGACATTGTTAACGGTCTTAAACTAACAAAAGCTCTCTCTACCGCTTTTGACGCACCTAATTTAAAATTAGCTGAGATTATAAACGTAGGCTCTATTGATGTAAGCAAAAATCTAAAGCATTCTCTTTACGAGACCATCTGCAGACAGGAGCTTATCAGCAGAGAGCTACTAGAATCTAAGAAAAACTTTGCCTCCCTGTGGGCAGACAATGAGAGCATTTCTAGGCTCGCCTCCTGCATTTACTCTGAAGATGAGGCGATAGAGGCAGCTATAGTAGAAACCATCAGGAACGTGCCTTACTTTGCGTTAGCGTCGAAGTCTGATATCAATGAGGTAATTACCTCCGTGTACGAAGTAACTGACCCTGGAACCGTTACGAAGAAAGATATTAGAAGTTTCGTATCTAAAATCTTTGAGATGAAGAAGCCTGCGAAAGCTATAATGATTTCCGCTCTTAACGAAACTTACGGGGTAAACGTAAACAACCTTAAGTTTATCCCTTCTTTCTCAAACTTAGCGAAAACTCAGTCTGTAATGTTTGAAGCTCTCTCGCGCCTATCGGAAGATAGCAAGGTTCTTGGCGACTTCTTACACGAGTTCGGTGCCTTCATCAAAGGTAAAGGCGGAGTTGAAGTATTAGATATTAACGATTTCATCAACGAGTGCTTCGAGTCTGATGATGAAGATTCTAACTGGTTAACCGAAAGCGTTGATATGGAATATTTAGGCGACGTTGTTGCCGAAGAGTACGGCTTACTAGAAGCTAAAAAGGCTAAGCCTTCTGATGTTGGCGGCGGTCAATACCGAGGTGATGATGAGGACGAGATGGACGTTGACGACGAAGAAGAAGGTACTCCATCAAAAGACCACGGTGAAAAGGAGGACGACAAGAAAGAGAAGAAGGATAAGAAGGGTCTATCTAAAGAGCAAAGCGACGAGATGGATACCGACAAAGATGGGGATATTGATGAAAAAGACTTGAAAAACCTTCGTTCAAAGAAGAAGAAAGTAACCGAAGCAGTTGAAGCTCCTGAACAAGAAGCTCCTGAGACTGAAGAGGTTGAAGAAGAGGAAGCTCCTCCTGCTGAAGGTGCGCTTTCTGATGAAGAAATAAAAAGCTTAGTCTCCGACATGAAAGACTTAATGAAAGATTTAGATTTCGATAAGCTTGAAGGTGACGAGCAAGAAGATATGGACGTTTAATAATCAATAATGTATTTTTGGCGTAGCCAAGACATAATTGAAAAAGAATGTCTAGAACGCATAGTAAGAAGCTGGGTAACAAGATTATCCAGCTTTTGCGTATTTTGGAGGCTAATGGTCTTAGACTCTAGTATTGCATCAAGCTCAGATTTAAAAAATCTAAGTTGCTCTATGTCTTCGTCAGAGAGTTTGTTGGCAGCTTCAATCTTCTTCTCTTCGGTGGTAAAATAAATATCTTTCTTTGTCATAGTATTGTTACGGATAATCCTAAATTATTATAGGACTTAATTCTTAAATTAGCGTGTTTTTGTAGGTAAGGAACTTTATCTTTAAAATCATAGATAAAAACTTTATTCTTCGATTCATGCACACGTAGCGCACGTCCTAAAGCTTGTATGGTAGCAATCTCAGATTTTAACCCTCTAGCGTTTATTAAGTGGGTGAGTTCGGGTATATCTACCCCTGTCTGAAAAATAGTGGTGCCAATCATAACAGAGCTTTCCTCTTTTTTAAATTTTTCTAAAGTAGCTTCCCTGCACAAGAGAGAGTCTTTACCCTCTAGTTTATAAGAGTTGGGGATTAGCTCGTGCAGAATATCTGCGTGCTTAAGGTCTTTCACAAGCACAAGAGTCTTACTAGGCTTGGCTAATATTTTCTTGCACAAGTCCACAATAATACCGTTACGTTCTTCGTTTTCAGTAATGTATTTTGTGTACACCTCACGATAAGGAATTTCCGTGTCCTCTACGGTTCCCCTATCAGGGATATCAAATACGGTTATCTCGGGCTTGGTCAGGAAACCCTCATCAATAAGTTGGTTGATGTCGGTTTCTTCTACCACCTCCCCAAGGTAAGAGATTAGATTTAATTTGGCGTAATCCTCAGGAGGTACTGTGGCAGTAAACCCTATACGACAAGAAGCGTTCTTAAAGGACTTTAACACCTTTGTTGCCAGCTTTCCCTTTGAAAACTCATGAACCTCATCAAACATAATAAACTCTGAATCTTCTAAATGCGAGTCTAGAACCTTATGAATAGATTGTATAGTGCACAAAGTGATGGGCTTGATATCCACACCGTCTCCAAAAGCTACACCTACTTCTATCCCATGTTTTTCTAGAAATTTATAGGTTTGGTATAGTAGCTGCTTCTTCGTAAAGAACACCAACCCCTTTCTTTTTTTAAGGGCTTGGAGTAGAGATGCCATAATAATGGTCTTGCCTGACCCTGTAGGAGCTTTTATTAAACAGCTTCTTCTTTCCAAGGCTTCTTCGACCATACTAGTTTGGTATTCTCTCAAATCCAAGCTGTCTATGTACGAAGGAGAAAAGGGGAAAAGGGTCCTCTCATCCTTAATAACGTAAGGAAGTTCTCCGTACTCCAAATCTGCTATTATATGAGAAAGCAATCCTGAGCCGAATTTGCCTGTCTTGCCTGAGAAATACTTCTTTCCTCCATCCCATCCACGTCTTTTGTACGCTGAGCTGTACTGATAGCCTGGGAGCTTTTTTGTATACTTCTGTTCTAGAATCTGAAGGAGTTTTTTGCTCTTAGTTTTTAGCACCGAAGTGATGTTGCCAACTACTATTTCAATCATAGATTTATTTATTAAAGTATTTTTTTTATCATAAATTTGAAAAAATACCCTATAATGTAGATGGAAGGTAAATATTACTATGTCAGAAGAAAAAGGTATTGTAGACATGATGAGAGAGGATGGCTTACAAGCTATGCCTGTTACTCCTAAAGCTCCGGTAGAAAGACCTACGGACAATGATAAAATTAATGAAACTCTAAACGCTCTCTTGGAGAACGTAGTAGAGAAAAAATCATGGGTTTCAATCAAGTTGCCATCACTAGGAAAATGCTATAATGACTACAACAACGATAGCATAGAAATACGACCCTTTACGTTCGATGACGAAAGAAATCTTAGATTGGCTGCTCAAGAAGGAGCAGGTAACGAAGCAATTGTTTCTCTCCTAAACAACTGCATAAGAGGAATTCCGGTAGAGGCTCTAACCGTATTTGATAAAAATTATATTTTATTTAAGCTTAGAGAGCTTTCCTACGGAAGCACGTATCCAATTGTAGGCAAATGTGATACTTGCAAAACCAACAACACATTGAAACTGGAGTTATCGGCACTGCCGGTAACGTATTTCCAGGAGGATTACGAAGAGTATACGAAGGTTTTCCTGCCGGATTCTAAGAAGACAGCTATTATCAGGTTCCCTAGAGTTATAGACGAACCACACCTTAGCACTCCAGAACAGATAGTAGACAATATTAATCGTTTTGTCGTTTCTGTAGAGGGCGTGACAGATGAAGCTATCATCTTTGCGTTTATTAGAAAAACCACTGTAAAAGACGTTACAGTACTCAGGAAGAAAATATTTGATTTCTCACTAGGATTTGAAAATGAGATTATTTATCCTTGCGGAGGGTGTCAGCGGGAGAACAAAACAACCCTGACATTGAATGAACATTTTTTTTCAGTGAACTGAGTCAGAGATTAGCTGACGACTCGTTGGAACAAGAAGCGTATATACTTATAAGGCATTGCCGATTTTCGTTCAAGGACGTTCTCATGCTCACTAGAAAAGAGAGGGAAAGGTATATTTCCCTCAAACATGAAGAAAATGAGAGAGAAAGGGAACAAATTGAGAAGGCGAAGAATAAATAAAGTATAATGAAGCTAAACAATATAATAGTCGTCCCCCGTCATAATCGCCCAACGGTCCAGTCAAAGACTGATTTGGAGCTAAACTTCTACAATAACGGAAGTTACACGGACCCTTACGCGATTTCAGCGGTATACGTATTTAAAGACACCAACGCGTCTAGCGCAGAATTAGGGTATACTACCAATGGTATCCCAGAACCTCTATTAGATTTAGATACTAGTTCTTCCAGATACGGGCTCCCTAAGTACGATATTGTAGAAGACGCCGTCATGACCTTCCATAATATTGACTGGCACAGAGGACAAAGGGACACCACAGCTTCAGACTTTAGTGCGGGAAACTTTACGGGCGGCGTTTCGGGTGCTAGCGGAATTTACAGAACAGGTGTAGGTCAGTTTGCTTGCGTTCTAGTTCCTGATGCGAGCGGCATTCAGCCAGAAACTTCTGCTGTAAGAAGTAACGAGGCTAGCGCGGCGGGTCAGTACTTTGATTTGTGGGTAGTTAAGAACACAGAGACTGGCGCTTGGACCACGTACAGCAACAAGTTCAGACTAAAGAATGATGTCTGGGTTACTACCACAGAACCCCTGACCTTAACGACCAACACTCGACTTAAACAAAAATACATCGAGTTTGGCTCAACAGTTGATTTAACGTTAGAGACTTCATTTACGTCAGAGAATAGAAACATTCCGGTAGAAGTTCGGGACAGCTTCAGGGAATCAATCATTCAAAACGCTGCGATTAGGATAACTAAACTAAACGAAGAGGTTGGTTTTACAGGGCAGTACGAGGTTTCGGGGTATGCCGATACTTCAGGTTTAGTGAGAATCACTTCGGACGATACTGTAATATTTAATTTCGATACTAACGTATTGACCACTCTCGCGGCAAATGACGGTTTTGGTACTCCAAGAGGTGTATACCAAATCCAAGCTAAATACGACGTACTAAACGAACGGATATACAGTAAGAAGTTTAAGGTAATAGTGAGGTAGCAAAGTACTCAAAATCCATCCTCGCGACATTAAGGTTTAATATATCAAATAAGAGCTTTGGGTCCTTCTTTTTTGCGTGAAGCTCATTCCAATCCTTGAACCCAGTAGGAGGAGTGGTTTGATATAGTTGCGATATATTTTTACGCAAACACACTTGCCTAGCGTTCTTCAAACCTATCGCCCCCGCCTCGTCATTATCATACGAGAAAATAAGTTTTTTCCCTTTCAACATATCCAATTGGGCGTAGGAAATATGACAGCCTTGAGTTGAGGTAGCATTTATACCGTTAAGCTGCAAGGTAAGAGCATCTACAGGACCTTCAGTAATAACTACGTAATCTTTGCTACGGTCGAACGGATACAAAATCTCTGAGGACTTTACCCCGTGCTCGGCTTTGGTAGGATTTATGTATTTTAATTTGTTGCGCGTGAGGGTACGAGCCTGGAAGTAATAAGGAACACCGTTCTTCATATAAGGAATGATGATGCGGTTGCAGTACTTACCTTCAAAGGCATAGTAGAAGGTACCTTTCTCCAGCCCTCTATCGATTATGAACTTAGCTGCCAGTCTTTCGTACAGAACATCTGACCAGTAAAACTTAGCGACATCTATTTTTTTAAAGTTTTTAAATTCCTCAGCAACGCTATTTGTAGAGAGCTGCTTCGCTTCCACGGGAGGCGGGGAGAATATTAGTTCTGCAGCATTGTTAAGTAATTTTTTGTTTATTTTTCTTACGGCTTCGGAGTAAGAAATCCCTTCCAACAAAGAAATCAGGTGATAAAAGTTGCCAGACTCGTGAGCCTTGAAATCCTGCCATAGTCCAGTCTCCATGTTAATGGACATATGGAACTTCTGGTCATCGTAGAATATGGAATTAACGAGAAACTCCGAGTTTCTTTCTCGAAACTCTTCGAACTTTTCTCGTAAATACTCTTTAATAAGATTAGCAGGTATCGTAATGTTCATAAACACAGTATCTCCCAGTAAGATTAAAGTATATGATGAGTGTAAACTGAAGTACAAACTCAGATATATTGACAGAGTTCCCGATAAATACAACGAGAACAGCTCAAAGGATGCAATGCACTTTGGTTCTTATATTCACAAGATATTTGAACTAGGTGTAGAAGCCAAGAGCGAAGAGGAGCTGTGGGAGATTGCTCGACAAGAACGTGACAAGTACGAGTTTGGACCCGAAAAAGAGAAGCTAACTGAGAAGTGCATAAAAAACTTCTTTAAATTTAACTCCAAGCTGGGAGAAACCGTTAGTACAGAGCTAGTGTTTCGTGAGCAGATTACGGATGATTTTACAATCAACGGTATTATTGACCGCGTAATCAAGGGAAGCACGGGTAAGTATCTTGTGATTGACTATAAGACAAGCAAGAGAGCTTCTACGCAAAGGGATTTATTTAGAGACCCTCAAATGTTGATGTATGCTGCTGCAATAAACAAAAAGTATAACGTACCTATTGGCGACATTACAGTAGCTCACTACTACCCTCACCTGGATAAACTAGTCTCAATCAAGTACCCACCAACTCAGGTAAATGCATATGTTAAGGGGGAGCTAAAAACGAAGGTCTGGGAAATAAGAAAAAGAAAAAGAACTGATTTTCCCCCTGTTACAAATAGGTTCTGTGACTGGTGTGGATATAAAGATATCTGCCCTGCATTCAATTCTAGCCCTGGCGTATTAGCAGGAGCAATTCAAGAAGCACAAGAGTCTAGAAAGAAGGATTAACGCTCTTTGGACTTTCTGTATTCTTTTCTAATTAAAAAGAACTTATCGTCGTCAAATATAACTGGATAATATAAGCTTATATCTATTTCTTTAAAGAAATCAAAAACAACGTCTGGATTATATTTATGCTTTTTGGTGTATAGGGTATACAGCGTAGACTTCTTTAGTGGTTTCTGCGTGTCTAGAGCTTTCAGAACCCTTTCTTGGAATAGACTAATAAAATTAGCACTATATTTGTGCCTCCACTTTTCTTTGAACCTTAAGGATAAACAGTGGTTTATTTGGTCCATAAACTCCATCATTTGTATGTCGTATTCCAAAACTAGTATATTATATAAATATATAATAGAGGGAATTCTTAAAAATGGCAAAGAAAAATACTCCAAAAAAACTAGACCTATACAACGCTACACCTGAGTTTCAAAACTTTGTAGCCACCAGAAGAGCGTTACCGCTAATTGGATTAGGTAGAGTAGAGAATTCTTGCATCTATTATTTTGAGTATAACGGTCCAAACTCTAGAGAAGACACAGCTCTTATCATGCTTGTCGATACGGATAGAAGCAATTCTATGTATTTTAATTATGAGCCATTCCAACACACTTCTGTGGAAATGGCAGGTCTTCCCTACCCTCCCCTAATTACGAGAAGAAATAAATTTACTGGGAAAACTTCTAGCAGAGTCTCTAAGTCTTTTCTGAGGAACAGGAAATATTCCAAGAAACCTAGAAAATCCTTAGCTGTAGGAAATCAGTACTTTGCTGGCATAAGGCTAGATACTTTAGCACCATTCTTGGTTAGTGAGTTAATTTCAAGATACGGAAAAAGACGAAACGTAACCATGCTGGATGCTTTAAAAATAAAATTTTATAATGGAGAAGGGTACAGAGTTTTTAACAAAAATTACGTATCCAACTTCGCTGCAATAGACCCAGATAACTACAACGCTACTCTCTAATGGCTGATAATCTTAACGAAACGCTCAATGAACTAAAAGATACGGTGATGCCATCACTGTTTCCGCCGTTGATGCATTCTATTGAGGAGCTCACCAAAGTTACGTTACGTACAGGCAGAGATTTTGGTGATAACTTTAAAGGTCTCACCGACCAGTTCCGTGGCTTAGACGTGTCTATGAAGGATGTTACCCAAATGTTGGGACAAAGCATTCAAACGGGCGTTGATATACAGGGAGTAAACAAGCAGCTTATTATTGATGTTAAACGTCTTGGGTTTAACTTAGGAAGTTTCATGAGTACTATGGGAACCTTTGAGCAGGTTCTTGGTATGAATGAAACGACTACAGGTAACTTAGTAGACGCTACTATAGATTTCGCAGCCACATTCGGAAGAAACGCCGACCAGCTAGTGAAAGTAATGGGCAGTCTAGTAGAACCTATGGCAAGAATAAGCAATGCCTTTGGTGCTACAGCTGCGGCAGGTTTCGCAGAATCTATTGTGGGTCTAGGAGCTGCAATGGGTCCGATGATGGCAGAGCGGCTTGGTCCTGTAATGTCCAAGTTTATTACTGCCGACCCTGAAGGATTTAGGAGAGCTGCGTTGGCTGGCGGGGGTAT